AGGAAAAGAGAACGTTGAAAGCTTTGGTCTTATTTAGTCCAAACGTGCAAACTTTCACATCGTCCTCACCCTTTCCAGCGTACCACGTGGCAACAACTGCCCACGCGTCGCGCACGTTTCGGCGCCACTTATTATTTGGAGAGAGACAAGAGATGACCGTGGCAGCTTCATAGCGACTGATGCCAAACTGCCTTGCAATGGCATCCGCTTCTTTGGTGGCCTCATCATACCACGCAAGACCGTTTACAATCTCTTCTTTGGTGGCACTATTGAACCACCGTTCCAAGTTGTTTTTTATTATTGTGTCAGACGTTTTAACAACCGATGGTTTTTTACTTTTTGTTTTATCCATCCAAACAATTTGCAACTGCATAAAAAGATTTGCAAGAAAAAAGATTCAAGACGACCCAGCTACATAGGGAAAAAAACTTTTGGAGCGACCCTTGAAAGGCCGGTTATCAATTGGGTCTTTGGAATGTTTTGCCCATCGACCAAAGAAAAAGCATCAGTACGCGTAGCCTGGGCGTGTGATGTGCGCGCGCCAGGCGTAGGCACCGCCCGGTGATGGGGCTACGTGTAGCGGGTGCGTGTTACGCGTAGGGCTGCCGACCGGCACCGAAGGAGGAGGGGGTCGCGGGGGCGGGGGCTATTATATATATATATCATCTACTAGCCCTATAAAAAATATTGACGGATAAGGGCTTATAGCGTAGGTGGATGGGCAAATGGATGCTAAAGAGGAACTCATAGACTCTATTCGGGAGGGAATTTTAGAGATCCAAGAACACAATCCTAAGAATAATAGTGTATTGTCTAAGAGTAACCCCGAAAAGGTTGCGGAGATATTGTACTTACACGCTACTGGGGTAACTCAGACCAAGATGAGAACCAAGTATGGGCTCAAACGTGAAACAATTGTAAACGTCTTGTTGGACTATGCCGACTTCACGGGCAAGTGGAAGCAGCTAGGAAGCAAGATAAGGGGCAGAGCATTCTTAGAACTATCCTCGTTGGAGGAGGATTTGATAGAGCAGCTAAGAGAAAGGATGGAGTCTGGTGAGATAAAGGCTAGTTTCAAAGACTTGTTGCCATTGGCGGTTGCGTTGGAGAAAGCGGAGAAGGGTAGTAACACATTTAGGGGAGAAGCTAGTACCATTGTAGAGGAGCGTAAGGTGGTTAGCCAAGAGGACTATGAGGCTACGGTGAAGGCTGCTAGGGAGCGTATAGCTAACATGAAGAAGGCGGAGGTAGTTGTTGACCAAGAAATGTAAAGATTGCGGCCAAGAGCTACCGATTACCGAGTTTCATAGCAATGGTCAAGGTAAGGGTAAAAAAAGGTATAAACCTAGATGTAGGAAGTGCAGTAATAATAGGGCAAGAGCCCAAAGAGATGAGCTGATTAAAAACCATTTTGGGGGTTGGAAATGTTCTAGGTGTGGTTTTGAGGGAAGGCCCATTCAATTTGATTGTCACCATGCTAGGGGTGTTAAAAGATTTAAAATTTCTGAAAATTTTAGAAAAGCAGTGAGCAGTAAAACTGTTTTCTTAAACGAGCTAGAGAAGTGCAATTTGCTATGTGCCAACTGCCATAGGCTAGAGCATGAGGTGGTTCACATTGAAACAAAGCCTTTTACTTCTGATCCAATAAGGCACGACCTAAACAGAATTTTATAATGAACAGAAACATTGAACTAGTTAAAAAATCTCTAGATACCATTAACCCGGAGTGGGAAGTGTTCTTAGTCGCCTCTATGGGGGAGAATGGATTTGAGTATGACACTTTTAGTCGAGGGTTTAGTCCTGAGTTAGAAGATCAAATGTCTTGTTTTTTAGCATTGGTTAATGGTTCAACGATGAAGGACTTGGAAGATTATTTCCCAGAATGATTGAGTTTAGCGATCATCCAATATTAAGGCCCCCTACAGACGAGGAGATAGTGTTCCTAGGGGAGAAACACCCCAAGGTGCTAAAGGAGCTGCACGAGGCCCATGAGGGCCGTATAGAGGCTTCTGAGCAAGATCCGGTAAGACATGGGTTTAACCTAGATGGTTGGGAGCGTATTAAAGATGGACTAGGAACATACAACGAGTGTCTGTGTTTGGGGGGCAATCGGAGCGGCAAGACAACTGGCTGTGCCAAAATTGTCATGGAAAGTGTGATAAATAACCCAGATGGCCATGTTGTTTGTTTTTCCCAGAACGCTGATACCAGCGTAAAGGTGCAGCAAGCTGCGGTGTGGGAGATGATGCCCAAGGAGTTTAAGAAGAAGACCAAGAGTATTGAGGGCTACATAAACTACTCTATGCAGAATGGGTTTACCGGTAGTAGCTTCATCTTCCCCGATACTAGAACTAGGGTTGATTTTAAAACCTACACCCAGTTTTCCAATAACCAAACCATCTTGGAGGGTTTTGAATTTGGGTTTAGGTCTGGGGACAATTTGAACATTGGAACGTGGTTAGACGAATATCTTGGTGACGATGCCTTGATAAACACTTTGCGTTTTCGGTTGGCTACTAGGAATTCCAAGATGTTAATAGCCTTCACTCCTATTAATGGGTACACTCCGTTTATAGCAGAATATTTAAAGGGTTCTGAAACCTTAAAGACTAGAAGGGCAGAGCTTCTTAACCGAGAACTTCCAGTGCAGCAATATAGCCCGAAACGGGACGCATCGGTAGTCTACTTGCATTCTGATGAGAACCCGTTTGGTGGGTATAGTCGGATAGCTAAAGATTTGCGGGATAGACCGGAGGAGGAAATATTGGTTAGAGCTTATGGTGTTCCTGTAAAAAGTGTGACATCGTTGCTTCCGCTTTTCAATACAGAGGTTAATGTTCTTGGTGAGGAAAAGAATAAGTATGGTATGTCCTTCCCTGACATATCGGACAAAAGCAAGTTTACTTGTTATCAGGTGGTTGACCCAGCTGGGGCTCGCAACTTCACTGCTATATGGGCTGCTGTGGATCGGGACGGTTATGTTTACATTCGCCGGGAATGGCCCGATAGGGATACCTATGGAGAGTGGGCTATGTTTGGTGATCCTAAATGGAAGGTGGGGCCAGCAACCAAGAAACTAGGACTAAACGTAGAAAGATATGCTGAGCTGTTCCGAGAGATTGAAGACGATATTGGTATAGAAGTTTTTGAGCGTATAGGTGACTCTAGGTATTTTGCTAGAGAGAATGACAACAATGAAGATTTGTTTATGTTGTTTGATGAATATGGAATGCTTTTCCATCCATCAGATGGCCGCATGGAAGAGGTTGGTATTAGTGCGGTTGACGAGTGGTTTACCTACAATCCAAACGATCCAATAGATGCTGCAAACAGGCCATTGTGTTACATACACAGGGAATGTGGGAATTTGATTGACAGTTTATTAAATTATAATTCACAAGGTAAAGCGGATGAGGCTCTTAAAGATTTCTTTGATCTTATACGCTATTTACGAATGGCGAATGGGGGAGAAGGCCCGGACTACATGGAGAACAGAAGCTTGCTAACAACGAGCAAATCAAAAGGAGGATATTAATGCCGAAGATTAGGATAGGAGCATTAGCTGAGGAGCTTGATGCTGATGTAGATAATTTAGTTAGTTTAGCTAAATCAAAGTTGTGTTCCTCTATGATTACAGGAAAAGGCGGCAAAGCATTGTGGATTAATGAAGATGGACAAGAAATATTGCGTATGGCTGTAGACATTCCTGAGATTGTTCCCAAACACTACAAAGGGTATGTTATAAAGTCTGCCGCAAATCCCAGATACATATACGCTTTAATTAAGGAAATTAATAAGAAGGTTCCGGTGTGTGTTCCTAGAAAATTAAGAAAAGCCTTGGTTGGTAAAAATATTAAAATAGAGGCTATTGAAGATGAAGTTGGAGTGTCCTACAGATACGTCAGATGACATCACAATGAACCGTCAATGGATATGTGAGCAGATAGATCGACTGCTTGCTTGGGAGATTTTGTGCAAAGTAGCTACCCACGATGAGCTTTACTCAATAAAATCCAGCGAGTTATGTGATAAGATAGGAGCTAACGAGCAATATTTTTATCACGTTTTCCACAACATTAAGGGCAAGCTCAATGCAAAATGATTCTATTTCCGAGTCTCTAACATACGTTAGTGACGATCCTGACAT